CCTTTGCTTTTTAGTGATTCCGAAGGGGTTCGAACCCTTGACCCACAGCTTAGAAGGCTATTTGAAGAAAAGTATTTAAACGCTTATATATCAATAAGTTGTAAAGTTGCTAAAAATGTAAAAGTATTCGTTTTATTGCGTGTGAGTACTTTTTTTAATACACATCATCACCATTTGCGCCTGGCTTGTAAGGCTCTTTTTTCTTCTTTGGTTTGATATATATACCTTCGCTAATTTGGCTATCGTCTGTAACTTGTTTTTCAAGAAGAAAATGCAAGATGTTATCTTTTATGCCAGTTAAGAAATAAGTTTGTTTTACACTCCAACCAAGTTTTGACATATAATTTAGTGCGTCAATAGGTGTATTAAATTTAACTGGCTTGTTTTTGTCGTCGCAAATTGTGCCTTCTCTCTCTTCGCCTAAATCAATTGATATGTAAACTTTTCCAACACCCCAAAAGTTTGACGCCATAATTTGGCAATATGCAGGGCGTTTGCTTTGTGCATTTGCTAAACTTGCAAGTGCAAGTGCAATAAATAATAAAATCTTTCTCATTTGAATTTATCTTTTAAGTTGTTTAATCACATCTTTAATGGTAATTTTTACCACTTAATCACATCTTTAATGGTAATTTTTACCACTTAATCACATCTTTAATGGTAATTTTTACCACTTAAACTTTCTTTTCTTTTATATATTTTCTTTTCTTTGATAGAATATATATATATATAATAATAAATAATATATTTAAGATTAATATAAATAATATTCTTAGATAAATATATATTATATATAGGGATCACTAAACTTTGTTTAGTGTCGCGTACGCGCACGTGAGAGAAAATTATTCTTCACGAGTTATTGCACCAACTATACGATAAGCGTGTAATATTTCATCTTTGCTTATTTCAACGACTGGAAAGCGTTTATAATTGCCACTTATAGGCATTAGCAAGTAAACGTTATTTTCTTCGCTTGCGACGCAACGAACAAATTTGCCTTTAGTCGTGATTAAAAGATAATTCTTGCTTTGCTCAATTACATTTGCTTTCGTTACAAATAAAACGTCGCCTTTATCGTACTTTGGTATAGCCGACTTTTCGTAAAAAGTAAAACCAATGCAATTTTTAAACGCTGGTATGTTTACGAACTCGAGAGAAGGCAAACGTTCAATTCCTTTGCTTAAATCTTCACACACTGAAATATTAACTATTGCTTGCGCTGAATTTCTTTCAGGAAGTTCAAAGATATTCATTTGCAAAACTTCTGTTATTTCTAAAAGATAGGCTTGTTTAAAATCTCTTGCGTTTAGCCTTGTATTTAGTGCTTGCGGTGTAATATTCAATTGCGTTGCGAGCCACGAAAGATTAATTTGCCTTTCTTTTAATGCTCTTCTTACTTCTTCGCCACTCATAATTATAGTTTGATTTATTAGTTTAACGAGAATGTCGTTTATTTGCGCCCTGTTGCGCTCTTTTGTTATTCGTATGTATTTATATGCTTTTGGTAATTTTGTACGCTTAGGCGTAAAATAAATACGCTTTTTGTTATTGTGTTAATCTATCAATTATATTTGTTAGCTGCTCGATTTGTTTTTGTGAAGTTGAAACAACGCCTATTAAGTCGCTTTTTTGTTGTTGCGACGTTTCAAGTTCTTTTGTTAGCGTGGCAACCGTTTCTGTTAGCGTTGTAACGTTGTCTTTGTGTTCGCCTGAAAGGCTATAACCATAGTTATTTTGCGTTGTGATATTGTTTTCGTTTGCGCTATTAGCACCAAGTGTAACATCACCTGCCGTTGCAATAGCGTGAACACCATTTGCAGTAACGTTGGTTAAACTTACTTCATCGAAGAAATAGCCCACAGGCACGTTATAATAATTTGCAATCTTTTCTAACAAATCCACTTTACAAATAGAACCTTTATAAATTAAATTATATAGGCTTTGATAAGTTGTGCCTATTTCCTTTGCAACCTTGTATTTATCGGTGCTATTTTCAAATAATGATTTTAGTTTTTCGATGTTCATATAAAGTCTATTTTATTAAAAAGTTAATTTCAATTTTGATATATAAAATATTTTTCTATTTTGCCCTACACGAAATATTCGCTAACTTTTTTAATAGCTTTTAAAATACCCCTTATTTCGCATCTTTGTACTTTTGTTGTTCCATACTTTTGGTTGTCAGCGGATAATTGCAGGCTATTGTGTGTTGTTAAATCATTTCTTAGTATCCGTTTAATCGTAAAAATACCATTGTACACAATAGCGATGATTGTTTCGTTTGGTATGTTACCCCATTGCTCTTGGTTAATCGTTTCACATAAAATCATTGTTTTATCTGTGATAGTAGGGTACATACTCTCTCCCCTTACTTCGATTATAACGTGTTTACTTTTATCAAACGTTTCACCCTTTGCTACATATATGGGGTATGTGTCCATCTCTTCTGTAGCATCTTGCAGGTTTTCAACGAATGAAGCAACAGCGGAGGTTGTTATAAGTGGGAGGTATACGAGTTCTTCTGTTATATATGGAGCAACAAAGTTAGCGTCGTTGTCGTCGTTGGGTGTTTCTTTGAGCATAGAACCCTCACCAGTGAGAAGCCAATTTCGATTAACGCCCAAAAGATTTGCCCATACATCTAAACTTTTATCGTCTAAACCTTTTAGGTTTCTTTTTACACTACTAATATAGCTTGGTGAAACATTTAGCTTTTTTGCTATATCACTCTGTTTAACTTTCTGATTTTCAATGTATTTACTTAATTGTTTGCCGATTTTAACCATAGTGCTAATATTTAATAAAAGTTAAAAAGAACCTAAAAGGTGAATTTTTATTTTGAGAAATGAACCTAAAAGGTTATCTTTGCATTGCAATTACGAAACAAAGATACAAATAAATCGTAAAAATAGCAATACCACAAAAGAGTTAAACTAAAAAGGAATATAAAAATGGAATACAACATTAAAAGAGATGCAGATTTGGTTTTATTTAGTACAGGTCAAAGATTTTATCTTTATATGAACAGACCTTTAAATATTAAACCATCAAGAAGTATAGAAATAAGAGAAGGCGTTATTTGCGCAACAAAAAAGGCTTACGAAAAGCTAAAACAACAATACAGAATTACGTGCGACTTCGAATAGAGTCGCACACAAAAACAAAACAAACAACAAACACTTAAAATTATGCTAATAGGAAATTTTGGATATTACGCACCAGCAGGAGCAAACGAAGACCCCAACGCACCTTGGTATGGAAGCGACGAAGACGACAGACCAATTAACGTGTATCCTTCACGAGTTACAGAAATACTTGAAAGAGACGTTGAACTTGAAACACGTGACCACATCGACGATATTTGGCTTTCAGATGTATTTAAAGAGAGTGAAAACCATACAATAATGGAATTGCTCGACATCTTAAAAGATTACATCGAAAGAGATTTAAAAGAAAATATCACACGTCGCAAAGGCGCAAACCTTAAAGAAGTTTTGAAAGAAATAAATTCGATAAAGCCTTTCGATTTCGATGTTGAACTAATAAAATAAAAAGCGATGAAAGATATAAGATTAAAAATTGATACTGAAAAGATAGCCAAAGAAGTTGCAGAAGATTTGAAATTGATACGACAAACTTATTCGCAACTGGTTAATTAAAACAGATACAGAGAGTATAGATTTGCGGGCGATACCTTTGAGCCATCTCTCTTAGAAACAAAATGACTGAAAGAGGAAGGGTTTAGAATTGTACCATAACAACGGACGAAAGGTAGCCTTATACCTTAGGTAATGAGTTTGAGGCTCGAGGGCGGTTCGAATCCGCCATTACCACGAAGATTACACAAAAGTAATGGTTCCCCTGCCTGATGGGGCTGTACGTTGCAAGATTGAAATAATATCTAAATATAGCGACTATGCAGAGGCCAATCGTAGAAGCAAGCAACACTTTATAAGTGCCGATGCAAGCAACGAGGAAGAAAGTAGTAAGAAAGCTAACGTTGTAAATACATAGGTTGGTTGCGGTCGAATTCCGCAAGAATAAGCACGAACAATAGTAATGCGAATAAATCTTCATCGATTAACCAACCACGAAATTAATTTTAAAAGATATGAAGAAGGAAGAAAAGAAAAAAATGATAGCACCTGTATTGAAGAAAATGAATGTAGGCGACACAGAAGAATTTGATTTTTCACGATTTGAGTCAGTGCGAATTACAGCAAGCAGAATACAAGTTGCAAAGCGTTTGGAAGGTTGGAAGTTTAGCATTAACACGAAAGGCGAAGCAGTGCGTGTCACACGCACAGCGTAAAAAGCAAACTTAAGTGACAGCGAAAGGCGAGTTGCAGAAGAACTTTGTAAAGGTCTTACAGAGAAAGAGATTGCAGAACGTCTTTACAAATCGTTTTGGACGATTAAAACGCAAAAGAAAGCAATTTATAAAAAACTTGGTATTTCTAAAGATACAGAACTTTTATTGTGTATGATTTGCGAAAAGCTACACATTAAGTTTAGCGTGAAAGAAATACACATCAAAGGCTTAAAAATATTTGAAGACAATGAGCAATGCAAATGAACTTGAAATGCGTTTGTTTACGATTTTCAACGTGATGAACAACAAAACATTTGGTTTTCGTTTCAGTGAAAAAATCGTTGGCGGTCGTTCTCGACTTGAAAACTTAATTGCTAAAGGCAAAATAAGAGCAACAAAGAAAAACGAAAGTGCGCAAAATGGCAAATGGCAAATAAATGCATCAGACGTTTTGCGTTATGCACGAATAAAATAAAACTTTAAAGCAATGAATAAAATAAATAGTTGGCTAAACGAAGAAAGCAAACTTTTTTCGTTTTTAGCAAGTGAGAAAATCACACGCAAAGCAGGCATTACAATGCACGCAATTACAATGTTAGGATTTATTTGCGTTGGTTGCGTCAAAGAACATCTTGCAATAGCGTTTTTATTAGCGTTTGCAATAGGTTATCTTGTTCACTTACTAAATAAATTTGATAAGTAGTGTTTTTTTATTGGCATATAGTATGATTATTCGGTTAGGCGAAGAAAGGTTTCACGCAAGCGATTGCGCAAAGGGTTCGAGTCCCTTTCGCCTTCAAAACAAACAAACAAAAAATAATTATATGGAAGCAATTACAATTCATCAAGCGTTGATTAATATTCAAGGCGAACTTAAAGCACCTAAAAGCAATTATAACAAGTTTGGTAATTATGCTTACAGAAGTGCAGAGGACATTTTAGAAGCGTTAAAACCGCTTTTAAAGAAAAACAATTGTACACTTACATTGCACGATGATATAGTTCTAATCGGTGATAGATTTTATATCAAAGCAATTGCAACGTTATCAAACGAAAAAGGAAGCATCGAAGCGAGCGCAATGGCTCGAGAAGATGAGAGCAAGAAAGGAATGGACGGAGCGCAAATAACGGGTTCTTGTTCTTCTTATGCACGCAAATACGCTTTAAACGGCTTATTCGCAATAGATGATACGAAAGACCCCGACGCAACGAACACACACGGACAAGCAACGAAACAGGTTGCAAAGCCTCAACAGCAAGCGAAAGAAGATGAAGAACTTGCAGAAGCAGTCGCAGAAGCAGTCGACAGGGTGAAAAGGACAAAAACCCGTGAAGAACTTGAAAGCGTTTATAAGAGTTACCCACATTTAAAGAGTAGCACGAAATTTATTGAAGCGTGTGCGCAACAAGGCAAACTTTTTAAGACATCGTAATTATGAAGCTAAAAGAAAGCAAAGTTATTTTCAACGAAGAACAACACACATATACACTTGGTGAAAAGCAATTAAGCGGTATTACATCAATTGTAAAGTGGTTCTTTCCTGAAACGTATAAAAACGTTCCTGAAGACGTTTTAAAAGAAGCAGCTAAACACGGCTCAATGGTTCACAAAAAGTGTGAACAATTCGATATTTGCGGATTTGGTGATGACTTGAAAGAGGTGCAAGATTATGCACGTCTAAAACAAGAAAACAATCTTACAACATTGGCAAACGAATATCTTGTTGATGATGGTAAAAATTTTGCATCGTTCATTGATGTTGTTTTTAATGACGGCTCAAACGCTTTTGATTTAGCAGACATTAAGACGACAAGCCAAATACACGTTAATAACGTTACTTTGCAACTATCAATTTACGCTTATTTATTTGAGAAGTGCAACAGAGGTAAAAAGGTTGGTAATTTGTACGTTATTTGGCTGCCAAAAGAACAATATGGCGATGCAGCGTTGATGCAGTTAGAACGAATTAGCACAACAGATTGCAAGCTAATAATGGAAGCTTATTTATATAACGAAGACCCAACAGAGTTGCGCAAAGAGATATTCAAAGAAACAGAACTTGCAATGTTGGAAGAAGATTTGCCCGCAAACTTGAAAGACGTTGAAAACGAAATTATCAAACTTGAAACGAATTTGAAAGAATTAGAAGACAAGCGAAACAAATTGAAAGATGGTTTACTTGCATTGATGATAATGCACAACGTTAAGAAATGGCAGGGCGAGCATTTGCAATTGGTGCGAAAACTCGACACTGAAAGAGAGGCACTCGACACCGCAAAAGTGAAAAAAGAACACCCCGAAATTTATAAATCTTGTATGAAGGTTTCGAAGGTAAAAGGAAGTTTAACGATAAAAATTATATAGTTATGGCATTAGAAATAAAAGGATTTATCCTTAAAAAAGAAGACGTTACGACATTTAAAGCAGATAACGGCAATGAATATTCACGCCAAAAAGTAACGTTGAGTTGTCCGCTTTACGATACTTATACAGGTCGTTTGGTGAAAGAGAATTATCCAACATTTGAGTTTTCGCAAGAAAGTTTAATTCAAGATATTGCGAACTTGAACGAAGGTGATTTTGTTCAAGTGAAATTTGCGCTAAATGGCGTGAAATATACAGATAGCAAGACGCAAGAAACAAAATATTTCACTTCTGTGAAAGGCTATCACATCGAAAAGATAGAACTTAAGAACGAAGTAAAAGAGCCTCAACAAGCGACAGCGCAAGCGCAAGCAGTTGAGCAAGAAGCGAAACAGACAGCGCAAGCGCAAAGCGATTTACCATTTTAATTTTTCATAATTTACTTGACGAATGGCACCGCAACAATATAACACGATGATTTACACACGGACGCCTAATTGCTATAAGGTGACGTTTAAATATCATCAGTTATTAGTTGCGTGTGTCAAACGTATTCCTTCTGCACGCTATCACGCAACAGACGATTGCAATTTTTGGGAGGTTTCGCCACAACACGAAAACTACCTTAAGATAATGGCAGATTGGGCAATTGCTCGAAGTATTTGCAATAGGGTTTTATGGTATAAAGACGATGAACCAATTGAAAGTTATGAAATACCAGCAATGCCGAAATTGCAGGTGCCACATAATATGCTAATCGAGCCTTACGAATACCAAAAAGAAGGCATTGCTTATGCACTGGAAAAGAAACGTTGCATAATGGGTGACGAACCGGGACTTGGAAAGACAGCACAAGCAATTGGCACATTAACTGCAAGCGGTGCTTTCCCAGCACTTGTTATTTGCCCTTCGTCACTTAAAACAAATTGGCAAAGAGAACTTAAAAAATTTGGAGATGTACAAGCAATTATTTTGCGTGATTGCAATAAACATTCTTGGCAACGCTTTTGGGAGGTAAAAGACAGAAAAAATGAGCCGTTGGCGAAAGTATTTATCACGAACTATGAGAGTTTAAAAAAGTTCTTCGTTAAAGAGATTAAACCACACAAGAAATTTACATCAAGAAGCATTGTATTTGACGAAAGAATTAATTTATTTCGTTCAGTGATAATCGATGAAAGCCACAAGTGCAAAAATAGTCAAGCACAACAAAGTAAGTTTGTACAAGGCATTGCAAAGGGCAAAGAGTATGTTTTAGAATTGACAGGCACGCCCGTTGTAAATAACAACAAAGATTTAATTCAGCAGTTAAAAATAATGGAACGCCTCGAAGATTTTGGAGGTCAAAAACATTTCATTGATAGGTATTGCAGTGGCTACAAAGAAGCAAGCAATTTAAAAGAATTGAATTTCTACTTGAACAAGTTTTGCTTTTTTAGACGACAAAAGAAAGACGTTTTAAAATGGCTACCTGAAAAGACACGTTCGTATTGCGTTGTTGATATTGATACAAAAAAAGAATACAAAGAAGCGCAACGGGATTTAATTTGCTATTTGCGTGAATATAAGAAAGCAACAGATTATGAAATACAGCGTTCATTGTGTGGCGGTATTATGGTTCAAATGGGCATTCTTAAACAGATCTCAGCACGTGGCAAAATCAAGTCAGCCGTTGAAATAATTCATAACATCATAGATGGAGGTGAAAAGTTAATCGTTTTTTGCTTTCTCAAAGATGTTGTAAATCGACTTAAAAAAGAATTTCCACACGCAGTATCAGTTACAGGAGATGACAACGACAAAGCAAAACAACGAAGCGTTGATGCATTTCAAAACGACGATAAAACAAATTTGATAATCTTGAATTATCTAAGCGGTGGCACTGGTTTAACTCTCACTGCATCGTCAAATGTTCTTTTTATTGAATTTCCGTGGACATATAGCGATTGTTGTCAAGCCGAAGACAGAGCGCACAGAAACGGGCAAAAGAATGCCGTAACTTGTACTTATTTACTCGGTGAAAATACAATCGATGAATATATGTACAAGTTAATACAAGGCAAAAAAGAC